TCTGCCCCTGGGCAAAAAAAAATTAAAGACAAACGGCGGGTAATTCCGCCGTTTTTATATATCTAAAATAAACGGATACTGCAAAATGAAATTAAACGACGGTTTAACATCACTTGCGACCAATTTGGGCAAACGCCAAGAAATGGCTCGCTATACACAGAGTAACGATTTAACCAGAGATATTGTTCAGCTTGAAGCGTTGTGGCAAGAAAGTTGGATCGTGCAGAAAATTTGCCGCAAGAAGGCACAAGATATGACCCGCCGCTGGCGTGAAATTACCTCTAACGATTTAGATGGTACACAGTTAGAAAAAATTGACCGCTTGGAGCGTAAATTAAAGCTCAAAGAAACGCTTGAGCAAGCACTAATTTGGGCAAGTCTTTATGGTGGTGTGGCGATTTTGGTATTGACCGAAAAATCAACCATAACGCCGCTTGAGTCAAGTCAAACCATTGAACGCTTGGTATTGCTGCGTAAAGATATGGTGGCTGGGTTCGGCTCGCTTAACAATAACATTTTTGATGATAACTACGGTAAGTTCGACCAATACAAAGTCAATGGCTCGCTTGATGTACATCATTCCCGTCTGATTATTATCAATGGCACGCCTCGTCCACCTAAACGCTTTGCAGATAGCGAAATTTGGGGGCTTTCCGATTTAGAAGCGGTTTATACCGTTCTCAAGCGTTTTGATTTGATTAGCACCAACACAGGCGACTTAATTACTGAAAGCAAAGTTGATGTATTTAAGATGGAAGGCTTAACCGACCGCATTGCCGCAGGTATGGAAGAGCAGATTGCCAAAACCGTGGAAATGGTGCAACTGATTAAATCAAGCACGAATACGTTATTGTTGGATAAAGAGAACGAATACGAACAAAAAGAGCTTGGATTTAGTGGCTTACGCGATTTATTAGTTGAATTTCGTAACGCGGTGGCAGGTGCGGCAGATATGCCAGTTACCATTTTATTTGGGCAATCTGCTGCGGGGTTTGCTAGTGGTGAGGAGGATATTCAAAACTATCACGAGAGCATTCACGCCTTGCAAGAGAGCCGTTTACGCCCTGTGTTTGACCGTTTAGATCCGATTTTATGCCAAATGGCATTAGGCTTTGAACCTGCAGACTTTTGGTTTGAATTTAATTCCCTCCAAGAAATGACGGTGGAGCAAAAAATCACGGCATTAAATAGCTTTGCGACGGCAACCAATGTACTGATTGAACGTGGTGTGCTAACAGAACAACAGGTCGCCAATGAATTAAAAGAGAGTGGTTTGTTTAATAGCATTTCAACAGAAGATGTTGATCAAATTCACGTAGAAAGCGAATTTTAACAGCCATTTTACCCAAAACAAAAACCCGAAGTGTTCGCAGCACTTCGGGTTTTTTATTTACCCCTTAAATAGACTAAGGAGCAATTTTGAATGAATGATAAACGATTTACGTTTAAATTTCTAGGAGTTCTTATGGAAGCAATTAACATCACACCCAAAGAAATTCGTAAAACAATGTGGACAGCAGCGATCATACTTTTTCTGTTTGCCCTTATTTGGAAAACCCCTGAAATCATTACCGCAATCCGATGGTGGTAACAGAAAACACAAAGCCCCGAATAATTCGCCGTTATTCGGGGCTTTTCATTCCAACTTCCTAAACAAGAAGGAACAAATCTTGAGTAATTATAGCAAAACCAAATTAAAAATACACCCAAAAGAGGGATTAGAAATGGAAACTTACGCAACACCTTTTATTAAAACAGCGATTGGCATTGCCATTATTCTGATTGCTTTAGCAATTTTGGCTTTAGGTATTACACCGCTGGTCAATGTGTTAATCGAATTGATGAAATAACCGCTAGATTGTTCTAACCTCAATGGTGATAACGATGATTTTAAACTTGCCCGAACTTCTTAAAAATCAACCAAAACACAAAATAAACCTCCATTTTAAACCTGGTAAAACAAGTCTTCGCACGGAGCTTTGGTATCGTAATGAATTATTGGCTCTTGTGCGTAAATTTCGCCAAGTGGTCGAATCTGAGGATTTTTTTGCGAATGAAGTGAATTTAAATGATGGCAAATTCAATGATGATGCCAGTAAAGATTTTGATGCCGATCGTTTTTTGAAAGCGGCAGAAAAATTGAGTAAAGCCGATATTGATAGCGTGGCAAAGAAAATCGCACAAGGATTACTTATTCGGGGTAACGCTCAAAATATCCAAGAAGTCGAAAAAGATTTAAAACGACAAACAAGGGTTGATCTGCAAGGTTATCTCCATAACAGCGGTAAAGTAGCCGAAAAATTGGAGCAATTAACTACGGCTAACGTGCAGCTGATTAAATCGATTCACAGTCAATACCTCGATAAAATTCAAGCAGCGGTAATGCAAGCTCAAGTAAAAGGCACGCTTACCAAAGACCTTGCAAAACAAATCCAAGAAATCGGCGGCGTAACCGAAAAGCGGGCGAAACTGATTGCTCGCGACCAATCAGCCAAAATCAATGCTAGCCTCACACGTGCCAGACACGAAGAGATGGGAATTAAACAGTACATTTGGAGTACATCAGGCGATGAGCGTGTGCGTGATAGCCACGCAGAAAATGATGGCAAGATTTTTAGTTATGATGATCCACCTCCAACAGGACATCCCGGTGATGAAATTAATTGCCGATGCGTAGCAATTCCTTATTTTGGGGATAAGGTTGAACAGAAAGCGGAAGAGGTTGAGCAAAGTCAAGAAATTGAGCGTAAGCAGGAAGAGTTGCAATTTGTTGAACAAATGCTTGGCGAGGAAGAAAGCAATAAAGCACGTGACAGATTAAATACGGCAAGTGAATTTATTAAACAACACAAATTAAGCCAAAATGAGGCATTAAGTGTGATTGGTTATACTGGTAACTTTTACAAAGACTTTAATCAAGCATTTAGAGTGGGTAAGGTTACACCTAAAATAGCTCGCTACGAATCATTATTGAATACTGCGCTTGAAAAATTACCGAAGTTTAGCGGGATTTCATATAGAGCAGTGCAGAAATTATCTAAGGAAGATTTAGCACGATACAAGGAAGGGGAAGTTGTAACAGAACCATTTTTTGTTAGCACGAGTGAACTTAAGAAAGTTCAAGGGTTTGGTGGGAAAGTTAGATTCGAAATTTATGGGAAAAACGGTCGGAAAGTAGAGAATTTGTCTTTATATCCCAGCGAGAAAGAAGTATTATTCAAATCTAATAGTCATTTTTTTGTAACTAAAGTAAGCACCAAAGGCTTATTGTGGTGGAAGATGACAGTAATTGAATTACTAGAGGTGTAATATGGCAAGCGTTTTAGATTTTCCTATTGAGAAACAAAAGGAATTTGCTAAAAAATGCGGTTATTCCGATTTCTTATTATGGCAAAAAGATGTGCGTACACAACTTGAAGAATCTGAGCGAAATTCGAAAGAAATTGAATCATCAACCTTATCAAAAGAAGAAGTCGCAAGAATGATTAACGATTTGCGAACCAATCCTTATGCGATTGAATATTATCGACGTGTTACAGATAATTATGATTTAACTGTTGAAGAACAAATTGCACACTTAGAGCGTGTTGCGAGATAAAAATTTACTAACCTCACAAATATAACAAACCCCGAAGCGTTACCAGCACTTCGGGGTTTTCTATTTTTTAAATTAGCAAGACACTAATATGGAAGATATTTTAAAACTAATTATCCCTCTACTCAAGGAGTTGTTGATGAAACATTCAATTTGGTCTATTTCACTTGCAGTATCAATCCCTATTTTATTTTTTGTTTCAGCGGATTTATTACGTGCAGTTATTGAGCTAATTAAGTTAATAACAGCATAAAACTTAAATTGTATTGAAAAACAAACCCCGAAGCGTTTGCAGCACTTCGGGTTTTTTATTTACCCCTTAAATAGGCTAAGGAGCAATTTTGAATGAATGATAAATTAAACAAATGGAGAACCTCCAAATGCAGATAGATTTTAACTTAATGGAGGGGATTTGTAAAATGTTAGAAGTGATTGATAAATCGGATAAAGCGAGAAAATTTGCTTATGTGGTTTTATTTTTAGGTTTCATTTTGGGAACGTATTGGCTTGCCCCTAATTTTTTGAAAGCCGTTGCAGATTTTATCTTGACGATGAAAAATAGTTAGAGTACTATTCCCCCATAGGTGTCGAAACCTTCAAAAACATAGCGGAAATCCGCACCCGTCAGACAAGCGGTTTTTTTTGTATCTAAATTTTGCAGATCGTTTTCCTTACCATTAAAGCGATTTGGAAACTCAATGTCGAGAGGGCGGAGAATACAATACCCGAAAGGGGAATAATCCCAGCCGTTCTATGTTTCGGTTTTCGAACCTCTCGGCACCCTATTAAATAGGGTAAATTTCGAAAATAAAAATATAGGAGCAGACTTATGTCTAATCAAATTACTACTCAAACTATTTCTTTTCACGGTTCAGATCTTATTACTTTAAAAGTTGAAGATGTCATCTATACAGCAGTAAAACCTATTGTTAAAGCTATGGGGTTAGACTGGGGTGGTCAACAACAAAAATTAAGTAAATCAAATGATAAATTCAACTGTAGAGATATCTCTATGGTTGCTAAAGACGGCAAGATTCGTGAAATGCTTTGTATGCCCCTTAAAAAACTCAACGGCTGGCTATTTAGCATTAACCCTGAAAAAGTAAGAGCAGACTTGCGAGAAAAAGTAATCCAATATCAAGAAGAATGTTTTGAAGCGCTCTACAACTACTGGCACTTTGGAAAAGCCGAACGCACGATTAACCCAGAACAACAGCAAGCAATCCAAGAGGCAGTCGTGAAAGCTCATCACCGTACTGGAATGAGTTACGCAGAAATCTATCGCCAACTTAAAAGTCTGTTTAAAGTGGGCAAATACGACCAGCTCAAACCCTCACAATTTGAAGGTGCCATCAACTTTCTAACCACACTCGGCAACAGCTACGCCCCGATTGACCGAATGGATAATCTGGAGCTAACCGAACAAGAATGGCTCGACTGGCAGAACTTCTACTATGCCGTCACAAGATTTTCCGAAAGCGTAGAAACCTTAATGCACGCATTACGCCCATTCCGTGGTCATCAGCAAAGCAGCGTAGAATTTAACTTGGACGTGGTTCAGCGATATATTCGCACCACCAACCCAGCCGTCAGAAAAATTAACGACCGCATCAACCGTACCAATCGCCGACCGCTTGCAATCGGACACTACAACGAATCTGCAACCTCAGTCGCAGTATTTAAATAATCCTTAAATATTCAACCGACCTCACCTGAAACAACGTGAGGCGGTTTCCCACACCCAAAATTTGAGGAATACACCATGACTGAAAAACAACTCCGCCTACAAATCAAATGGTACTGGCACAACTTCGCCCAAACAGGCAACATCAAATACTGGTACAAAGGCTACAACGCCTTCAACCAACTCGCAAAACTGCTCGGCTTATAATTCGTAAACCACAGCTAAAAAAAGACCGCTTGTGAACCATCGTAAGCGGCTTTTGGCGTGCTTGCAGTTTATAATAAAATTTTTAATTTAAGGAATTTACAGATGAAAGTTAATATCCAGCTTCAAAGTGCAGTACTTGCAGAACTCGCTGCTAAATTAGAGAGCGCTAAAGCAAAAGGCGCCTATGTTGGTATCCCCTCCGAATCTGATGAACCTGTTGAGGACGGCAAAGAATTTAATTTAGCATCGTTGGCCGCAGTGCTTGAGTTTGGAAATGAGCGTATTCCAAGCCGTCCTTTTTTACGCCAAACACTTGCAGAAAATAAAGAAAAATACACCGCTTTATTTATCCAGTTGTTTGGGCAGGGCGTTGCAGTCGAGCAGATTTATCAGCAAATCGCCTTAATGGCTCAAGGCGATGTACAGTTGAACATTGATAAAGGAAATTGGGTTGCCAACGCACAAAGCACGATCAAGCGTAAAAAATCGAGTAAACCACTAATTGATACAGGTAGATTGCGTCAATCCATTGTAGGCGTTGTGAGAGATGAAACATCAACGTAAACGATGATACCCTACATTGTGCAGGTTTAACTGTGTTTTATCAATAAAGACAAACCCACGCCCAATTAACAATCCTTCCAAATAAGCTATACCGCTAATACGTGCAGTATTTAATTTACTTGCTCTAATATTTAAGCTGTCGCAAATCTGCTTTTCAGAAAAGCCCTGACAGTATAACGCCATCACCACCTGAAAATTTAACAGACTGCTTTGTTTGAGCCTCATTACAGCTTGCTCAATAACCAAACATTCCGCATCGCTAAAATGCACCAGATACCCTCTGCTTTTCTTAGGTGGATTGGGAATGCTGATTGTTTCTCGATAAAACTCCGTGCCAATTCGTTGTAACGCCCACTGGGCCGCCCATTTTGCCAATAAATCTTTGACTGTGCCCACAAACTTCATCTATTTCAACTCCTTACACTTCGCCTTATACACCTTGATTAAATCCTTGATTTCTTCAACCGACAACTTCAGCGGTGGATGGTCTTTGCGTTCTAAAAACTCCACCCGGTCCAGCCCAATTTTCTCAATCAGCCCCAACCGATACTCTAAAATGTTACCGCTCAGGTGCGAGTTACAGGCAGAACATTGCTTGTGGGCGTTATCCTCATTAAACCGCAATTCAGGACAAGCCCCCACGCTGCGATAATGCCCTGCGTGATATTGCCCTTTGTGATAGCGACCACATGAAATGCACGGTAAATCCACATCACGCAATCGAATAAATTCATTGAACACACGCTGTAAATCTTTCAGCCAATCGGAACGGCTTTTTAGTTTCTCTTTCCGCTCACGCATACGACGGCTGGCTTCCAAGCGGTCAGCTTTTTCTAGTTTTTTGCGTTTTTCTTCCGCTTTCCGCTTACCCATCGCCATTGCACACTTCACGGAGCAAACCTGCTGTATGGAGCGGAATTTTGTATAGTATTCGCCACATTCTTTACATTTATGCTGTTTGGGTGGTTTATTTCTTACCACTTAACACCTCCAACGCATAAGCAAAAAGAAGCGTACTCACGCCAGCACCAATAAAAATCAAACACATACCTAAACCAATCCAGAAAAAATCCATCTAAAACCCCATCAACTGACTAATTTTATTCTCCAACGCCCATTCGTCTTGATAGACATTGCAGAGCGTTTCATTCCAAATCACACCAAATACGCCTTTGTAAATTTCGTTGAATTTCTCTTGTGGACAATTATCAAAAGAAATCGACCACCGCTCTTTCAGCGTGCCACCATCTGCACTCGGCTTGATGTCGTAAAAGCCCGCTTGCTTCATAACGTGGTTTAAATATGCCTCAAGCGTTTTCATCCCCTCGTAATCGAGTTTTTCACGGCGATGCTTGGTAATACGTTCCGCCAAACTATCCAGAAAATCCCGTAACCAGGTTCTAAGCGTATCGGTGGGCATAATTTTACTTACGCCCTTATACACCTCATCGCAAATCCACACCTCCATATCCGACATTACCTGAAATTTCGGTTGCCAATATTCAAAGCCCGTGTCTAGCAGAGCAAAGAACTTTTTGTGGTGCTGATAGTTGCGGTTATTGCTCATCGGCATAATCTTTACCGCACAGCCAACCGGTAAATTTTTCAACAAATTGCGGTCGTATTCCGTTTCCGCAACCACTGCACCGTTAGGGTATTTCACCGCAAGGATTTCAGTTTTGCGTTTAACTTTGCTTGCCATCTTGTCCTCAATGCAAAAACTCACAGCTAAAATAGTTCGCTTGTTCGCCATCAAATGGACAATCTGCTAAATGACGCACCGCAAATTGTTTTCCGAAAATCGATTTTGCAATCTTGCTACTTTTCTTCAAATTCGCCTTACCATCGATTGAAATTGACACCGTCAGATTAGAACCCAGCCAACTGCAAACAAAGGTTTCATACTGCTTGCCATTTCGGTAGGCATAGACCATAACCCCTTCTGATTTTGGGTGAATGACCACGCCCGCTTTCTGTAATAATTGCTTTACTAGCTCAATGTTGCTGTTATTACTCATAACCACCTACCTTCTTCACAAAATCCAGACTTACCGACCGCTGCACAAAATCTTCCATTGTTGGATCGAACACCACAATCATCTGTCCTTTACTGTTTCCCTTGATTTCCTTGCCCGTAACAGGGTTAATAAACGCTATGCGACCACCGACAAGATCAATCACCTCATTTGCCACACCGTGAACGCATTGCTGATACCACTGCGTAGATTTGTCGTTGTTAAGTAACATCACCACTAAATGCCCTGCATCACGCAAGCGTTTTGCCTGCTGCAAAAATGGCGTAACGTCGGAGTAAGGGGGATTGACGAAAATACTATGTGAACCGCTCCCCCAATCACTTAAAAACTCTGGCAAACCATCGGCTAGAAAATCCGTTGCAACGTTCAAATAATCCCGATCTCCGCCAGATTTCGCACCAATCCAATGCCCGAATTTTTTATTTTGCAAAGTCGCACAGCCGTCCATACTGCAACGCCAACGTTTACCCACCCACTGGGTTAAGTATTGAGGCGTTTGCCAAGTGTTGCGGTCAAATTCTTGTTCTTTAACCATTCCAACCTTCCTGTTTCATACTTCTCCGCTTTCTCAATTCCGCTTCCACCAATGGATGAGCGGGGATATATTCCTTCGGCTTTTCAATCGCCATTGCTCTTGGTGGGATTTGCTCGCCGCTTAAAATTCGCTTTGCCATCGAATCCAACGCCAATTGAGCTTGATTCTTAAGTGTGCTTTCTTGCCACAAATACCGCCGTTCTCGACGATACAAATCGGTAATCAACCAGTATTCCGCATCGCTTTTGAACGAGAATTTGTCAGCTTCCTCAAGTCCATAGGCGGAAAAGTGATTTAACCGCTTGAGTAGTTTTTCGAGCGTTGGCAAACCTAACTGAGTGTAATCAACCACCTTGCACCAACCGATAAATTTCCCCACACTTGGTACAAAATCATCTTCCTTCGCTCGCAAGGCTTTCATACCCTGTTTAACTTGCTCAACGGTTGTAATCCCGTTTTCTGCAAAGCCTAAAATCCATTGTTGCTTAGCCGTTGCCACTTGCTCAGCGGTGTAATACGATAATCTCGGACAACTCGCCAGCAACTGCTCGAACACTCGATTTACCAAGCGTTCAGCTGTCTCGTTCACAAGCGGTCGATTTTGCGTGATAGTTTGCAACTGGCTCATAGCACGTTCTCCCACGCCTCAGCGGTATTCCATTCCATGCTCAGGTTATCCCCACGAGGTTTAGCTTGGCGGTTGCGTTGCAATACCAGCACATCCCATTTCTCTCGCAACTTGCGAGGGCTGAGAATGTTTGCTTGCCAGAAACGGTCTTGATTTGCCCACTCGAACAACTCAATGATTTCAGGATGGCTCTTGCCATCTCGCTCTCCTAGCAATCGGATATCATTCGCCCACGCTTCAAAATTCGGTTGCTTGTGATTAGGGTTGAGTTTTTGAATGCGAGCAAACATCTCTTTCGCCATCGCCAAATCCATGTCAGAAAAACTGAATTTTTTGGCAGGCGAAGTTGCAGGCGTTTTCGTCTGCAACGATAAATCAATATGGTTAATTGATTGGTTAATAGAGTGATTGGTTATGGGTGAAATATTTTCACTAGGGGGTAGTGAACCATTTTCACTAGGGGGTGAAATTTGTTCACTAGGGGGTGCAATATTTTCACTACCCTTTTCAAGGTGCAAAATGTACAAATTCGAACTTGAACCGTCCTGATTTTTGCGTGATTTTTTCTCCACCAATCCCATTTTGATAAGTGCATCGATGTGTGAAATCACAGAACGACGACTTACCTCGCAATGATCTGCAATATGCTGATAACTTGGAAAGCATTCGCCTTTATCATTCGCATTGTCCGCTAATTTCAGCAACACCAATTTACGAGTAGGATTGCCTACTTTTAATTTCATTGCCTGAGCGGTTAATAACATACTCATAATCCCACCGCCTTATCTTGTGTAAATTCACCGTTCCAATTGGATTTCATTGTTAATTTCTGTTGCGTGTACCACTTATAAATTTTGGCTGCCCCTTTTTGTAGCAACACAGGGCGATAAGTGAAAAATGGCTCTTTGCCGTGTGGTGAAATAGGCACAGGCTCTTCCGTCATATAGCGATCACGTGCGTAAGAAGTCACCCGCCAATCATTATTGCCATCTTTGTAAAGCCATTTCACCTGCTGCAAATGATCGTTAATTTTCTGAGAATTCACACCATTCAAGCCTTTCGCAAATTGCGGTGCAGTGATGCCATTGCGGAAATAACTTTCCATTGAGGTAATCTGTGTTGATTGCTGCTGGTTCTCGAGCAACAACGCCTGTTTTTGCTCTTCCAAATCTGCTGCCAAACGCAAGGCTTCCGCAAAAGTCTGCGGTAATTGCACCGCTTGTTGAGCTTCCAGTTCTTGCCAGCGGTCAACCAGACGAGCGGTAAATTCTGGTGAAAGCTGTGCAACTACAATGTAAGTATCGCGTTTCTCAAGATGATATTCGTAATACTGTTGTCCGTTTTGTTCGTGGGTGTACACCATTGGTGCATACCCCTTAATAACACCTTTCTCAATTAGTCGCTCAATAGAACGACACACAACTGAATGGCGGTTAGAAATAATTTCCGCAATCTCACGACTACTCATCGTTAAGCTTGCATTTTTTTCTGTAATCGGTAATAATTCTGTCGCTTTCATAAACGATTCATTCCTGTATAGAACCCGTGTTCCTGCACGGGTTTTTTATTTGCCTTTTGAATTACGTAACACACCCCAATTCACATCAGGGCGTAGCTCTTCGCAAGTTACCTTGCCTTCTGTGATGCGTTCGATTTCTGGACAGCGTTCTGCTGGAACACCTGATTTTCTCCATTTCGCAACTGCCCACGGTCTAATACCGAAATGCTTTGCTAATCCAGACTGACCGCCAACGAGTTCAAATACTTTTTCTATTGGTTGCACAGATCTTTCCCTTGTCTATTCTACTTAAAGTAGCATTCTACTATTTAAAATAGCATTGTTGCAAGTTTATTTTCGTTTTAAAATTCTACCTTAGGTAGAAACCATAAAAGGGGAATACGAAAATGAATACTGAAAATACATTTGCTACAAGATTAAAAGCTGTGATGGATGAAAAAGGCGTAGGCATTCCAGAACTCAGCAAAGAACTTGGAACCACTTATGAAATGGTGCGTAGATACGTAATGGGTGTAGCAAAACCTAGAGAGAAAAAGTTAAAACTAATCGCTGATTATCTTGGCGTATCTCCAGCGTGGTTAGAGTATGGCGAAAGTTCAAACCTTGCGGTAACAACTACGCAAGAAGTCCACTTACTCGACAACGTCAAATTCTTAATGCGTAAAAAAGGCATCTCACTCCCACTTTTGGCGGAGCGAACCGAGATTGAAGAAAGCCGCTTATTAGAGCTGCTAAACTCCGACAACGTGGAAAATGAAAAACTCTTTTTAAGCACGCTTGAACAATTATTTCTTATCTCAACAGACCGCTTGCTTTATGACGACCTTAGCCAAAACTCGAAAGGCGTGAACTTCCTGAAAATGCGTTCCGTACCCGTGAACCGTGTGCCTATTCGTGGCTACGCCCAATTAGGTGCTGAAGGGCATTGGGTAGATTTAGAATACCCTGTGGGTGAGGGTGACGGCTACATCTGGTGGCCAAGCCGTGATGAAGATGTGTATGCCCTAAAATGCCAGGGCGATTCGATGACCCCACGCATTAAGCACGGTGAATATGTGATTATTGAACCTAATCACGAAATCAAAAATGGGGATGAAGTGCTGGTGGTGACCGATGAAGACCAAGTGATGGTTAAAATCTACGCCTACGAACAAGGCGGTAGACTTACGCTCTATTCCGTGAATGAAAACCACGACCCAATCAATCTTTACCAAGAAAACATCCGTAAAATGCACTATATGGCTGGCATTGCGAAAGAGAGCTTGGTGTTGGATTTGTAGAGTCTGAACATAGGAGTTATTTGTAATTGTAAATTAATATAACAGCAGAGGTGTAAATTATGGCAAAGAATGAAATTATTAATGTTCAAGGTACTGACATTCAAGTCCAAAACTTAGGTGGCGAAGATTATATTTGCCTTACAGATATGTGTAAAAGATTTACAGGTGGTAGTGCCCTAATCGAATCTTGGATTCGTAATCGTAGCACTTTAGAATTTCTTGGTGTATGGGAAAAGCTAAATAATACAAATTTTAATTCCCCCGAATTCGAGGGAATTAAAAATATGTCTGGTTCAAATAGCTTTATTTTATCTGTTAAAACCTGGATAGAAAAAACGAATGCCATTGGAATTACAGCAAAAGCAGGTCGATATGGTGGGACTTATGCTCACAAAGACATTGCATTAGAATTCGGCTCTTGGCTAAGCCCAGAATTTAAATTATACCTCATTTCTGAATTCCAACGACTTAAACAAAGAGAGGCAAGCGAAGGGCAATTAGAGTGGAATGTTAAGCGCATTCTTTCAAAAGTAAATTATCGTATCCATACTGATGCCGTTAAAGCACATTTAATCCCACCATTATTAGATAGTTCAAAGCAAGGCAAAGTGTACGCTATTGAAGCTGATGTTCTAAATAAAGCACTCTTCGGGAAATGTGCCGCAGAATGGAGAAAAGAAAATCCTGGCAGAAAAGGGAATATAAGAGATGATGCAACAATAGAGCAACTTACTGTATTAGCCTCTTTGGAAAGTCAAAATGCTCTTCTTATCGAACAAGGCGTCCCTCAACTTGAGAGACTAAAACTTTTAAATAGATTGGCTATTCAACAAATGCAATCAATTTTACAATCTTCATCACTTGAAGCATTAAAGACCAAAGCATTGTTAGAGTAAAATAATACCAAGCCCTCACCACGAGGGCTTTTTTATTGCCCACTATTCCTCAATCTCTATATCCTGATGTACTATTGATATCAACTCACCATAGCCGTCCTCAAGTGCTTGTGATAGCAACAATAGTATAGCTATATCCTTTCCAATTAAATTGCTCAATTCGATTAACACTTCGTCTTTTGATACTTTCATAACTGTCTCCTTTTCATTACATATTAACCAATTCTTATTTTTTGTCTAAAACTCCTTCCAAAATTTTCGAGCTAGATCACAAAAAAAAACTTCTCATAGCTCAAAAAACCACCACTTAAACCACCTCGTTTAAAATTTATTTCCTTTAAAATCAAACGTTTATCTACTTTAAGTAGAAAATCCCCTTATTTATCTTCTACTTTGTGTTGCAATTATTTTCTACTTTAAGTAGAATGCACCCGTCGAAACAAAACAGCCTGATAACAAAAATCAGGCGTTATCTAAAACA